CCCTGCTTCTCAGCTATTTCTATTCGTTTTCCTAGTACTTCGCAAATTTGGTCAAACTTATCTTCTTGTAATTCTTTTAAGTCTTGTATCTTAAACTGTTTCAAGAATAATTTATAATAAGAAGGTATCTTCTTAAATAGTTTTTGCAAGTGTTCTACTTCCGCATCGCCTAAGCAAACTTGTAAAGTGTGTCCGTCTGTTTCTTCGGGGTAATCCTCTCCTTTGTACACATTTAAAGCAAGACCGTGTCGTGCAATAGCTTTAACAGATGCTCTTTGAATAGCTTTGTTTGCGTCTTGAGAGCTTACTCTAACAAGTGCTATAGATTTATTATATGAATCAATAATTGGCAGGTATTCTATATGTTCTATGCCTTCTATAGTTACCCCAACCTCTACCCAACAACTATGTCCATCGTTATGATAAAAACAACCGTTAGAATCTTTGTATACCTTTTGTGTCGCTTCTGGATATGCTTTTTTTAGATATTCCCATGCTACAGACCAACTTAAGTATGTAAATTTACCTTTTTTTTCTGTTTGTTCATCGCAATTAATTGCCATTAGCGTTTCAAATACTGATTTCTTCTCCATTATTCAGCCTCCTCTTTCTTAACATCTATTTTTTGTAATTCAGCTATTAGCCTGTCTTTTATTAGCTCTGGGTAATATATCGTAAAGTCGCCGATTTCAAGATAAAATGTACCAGTTCCTTCGATAACAGAAAGTTTTACTTTTAGTTCGTCTTCTTTATGTATAAATAAATCTGTTCTTACCGTATTCATTCTTTGTACTCCTAAATTAAATTAAATATTTTTTGAAACTGTTGATTATCGAATTTGCTTAATGCCGACAAATGCACAACAATATCAGCCTCGTTTTGATCTTTAGTATAAATTTGTGTTTGTTTTCTTCTTTCTATTTCAAGAGGGATTAAGTCTAAAACATTTTGAATGTTTTTTTCTGTTACTCTCATGTATCTTATTATTGTTTTTATTTGCTCTTTTTCCATATCGGTTAAATTTAAATTTGACATGCTTCTTTTTCTCCGCTGTAATAAGTTTGTGCATCATAATTTGCTGAGTCTTTAGCATAAAATCTTATCATGTCATCATCATTCATAATAAAAAACTTGTCATCTGGAAGTGTCCTATTAACTTTGTTAACAGGTACAAATAGCGACTGCATTTGTTTGTTATAATTTAAGATGTATATCCATCTTTTGTTTAAGATTGACAACTGACAAGTTGTTAAGCTAATATCTATATTGTTATGTTTATGAGCCGTCTTTTCTTCATTCGAGACGGCTTTTTCACATGTCTTTATTTCTGTATCCATTTGTTATCTTCACTCCTTCTATAGTTATATATCTATTTGTTTCGCTCTTGCATAGTATCGTAAAGTTATCTTTTGCGTTGTGATAGCACATGTGATAATCATCTTTACAGTACATACTTACTAAGTTTTTATGCTGTTCAGCTTTTTGTTTGCTTTTCATCAGTCTTCCCTAGTTGCTTCTAAATATTCATCGCATATTTCCCTGCAATCTTGATTTCCAAGTTCTGACGCTAAAGATTGCAGCTCATTAAGATTATTACAATACATTATTGCCTCGTTGATTGTGTTATCTCTTAACCACACTTTGCCCCACTCTGTATTATAATTTAGCTCAGGTACGCACATTCTATCGCAATAATTTACGCTTTCTATGTAGATTATCTCAAAAAATTCTTGTCGTTCTTCTAAGTCAAAACAATCTATATTGACCTTTTTGAGTTCCGTATCTGACCTACAGTTTTTAAATAAATCAAAGATATCTTTTTCCATAATTTAAACCTCTTAATCTGAATTTATAACAAATAAAATTAATATTATTCTCATTCTGTTATCTCCATGTTTGTTATTTGTTTAACTTTTTAATTTCTAGTGTTTCAACGGATGTACTACTAAGAAAATCAGTATTGTAAAGAGTGTCGTGTAATATCTCACTTGCTTCCGCTTCGTTATCAGCTTCGATTTCTAGCGCCCAAGTTTCAGATCTTATAAGGTTATATTTATATATCATTCTTAACCCCTGTTTGTTTTGTTATTCTAAATTATCTTCAATTGCTCTTAACTCAGTGCAACGATCTTTCGATATTGTATAATCTTCTATTTCTTCTAGCTTCCACTTTTTAATTCTATTCTTGTTTTTTCTATAAAATTCAGCGTCAACTTCTAGCTCAAAAATAGATCCTGCTTTGACTTCACAATACCAATTTGCACGGGATCCCCCTGAGTCAATTTTGCCGCTTATCATTATAGAATCATAGCCAACTTTAGCCCCGCTATCACGATCAAAAGCAACCGCAACTTTTTGGTTCATAAATACAACTGCAAATTTTCTGCAATTATCTTCTATTGCTGTTATTCTTAATTTTTGTTTTTCCATTCTATTACTCCATGTTTGGGGGCCGTTAACCCCCCCGTTATTAAAGATTAATTAGCAAGTTTGACACTTTTAAAAGATCGTCCTTATTCAGTCGCCTTGGCATAAATAATAAATCTGGCGTGCTATTATTGTTAAATATTGAAACTGGATTATCAGAATCAGTTATATATATTTTATCTTTTGATATATCAAATAGCTTTATATAGTCGTTATCTATCGCAAGAAAAGTTTTTTCGTTGTAAATAATTCTTGATAGAGTGCCGTCCTCATCTTCAATAATAATATTAGATATAACCGCAATATCAACATTGTTAATATCAATTCTATTAAATAATATCGATAAATCGGGTTGATAATGCGTTCCAATTTGTGCTTTTATTGACGCTAGAAATCCAACTTCGAAAAAAGTGTCTTTTAAAACAAATTTTCTACTTCCAACAAGCCCATCTTTAACAAAAAGGGGGAATCCATACTCTTTAATTAGACTATGTTTATTACTGATCTTTGTTAATTTCTTCATTCTCTTAACTCCATGTTTTATATGTTTGTGTTTTTATATATATAATATTACTACATATATACTTATTAAGTCAACACATAATTAATAAAAAGTTAAAATAAGTTTGATTTTAGCTTTGGAGCATAGTATAAGCTAGGTTGTAACATTAATATTTTAAATGAGGTTGATTATGGCTAAGGTTAAGAAGGAGTATAAGCCCAGAGCTAAGAAGAATGGGCATCCTCGGGACGTCTGGATTGATGAAAGAATTGAGAAAGAGTGCAAACAGTTAGATAAATGGAGTAGAAATGACGACGCTTTGACAATGTTAAGCTACTGTGCCAAGTATGATATTTTACAAACGACTTTGCTAAATGCTTGCGAAGATTACCAAATATTGAGTGAAGCCTATAAAGCGGCGAAGATAAGAGTAGGTGCTCGTAGAGAGGTTATGGCGATGAAAGGTGAGATAAACGCGGGCCTTGTTCAACGCTCTTTAAGATTGTACAATAGCGAGCAAGATAAACAAGACAATAGCGAGATTTACCAGAAAGCATATAATGACCAAAAAGGTCGTTTTGATGCTGCTGGAATCGATAAAGAAGATGCTGGCGAGGTATTAGACTATATTAGAAGTCAAAAGGTTTTTAAGTAGAAGGATATGACCGTTCGCTCACACGCTAAGGCGTTTGTTTCGCTCCGCTAAATATTATACCAATAAAAAAAAGTTAGTAAAGAGAATAGAACAAATTGTTAAAAAGAATATTGCAAGAGTGTTATTATAAGTAAGTTACGACAATAATTAAGAAAGTAATAATTAAGCTCTTTTTATGCACTTATTACAACTTTTAAGCATGTTCTCCTTTTGTACGCCATGTTTAAACGGCTTGTAATAGACTATCTCAATGTAAGCAAGGTGATAACATCAGTTGTTAATAGAGGCGCTTAAAATGATTAGAGTAACGGAACAAGGGATGTTATGATTAAAGAGCTTTCTCCTAAGCAAAAAGAATCGTTAACAACAAGCCATAAAAGGCTTAACTTCTGGACGGGCTCAGTTAGGTCTGGTAAGTCTTTTTCAGCATTATTAAGGTTTATAGAGTTCTGTTTATCAGATATTAAAGGCGACTTTTGTATAATCGGTAAAACAGAAGACGCTATCAAGCGTAACATAGTAGCTGAACTTCATAGACTGCTAGGCAAATCCGTACGCTATTCTTCGGGAAAGCGTGAGGCAATGATATATAATAGAAAAATACATGTTATCGGCGCAAACGATGATAGAGCGGAGGGAAAAATAAGAGGTTCTACCTTTGCTGGTGCTTTAGTCGATGAAGTAACGCTAATACCTGAAATATTCTTTAAAATGTTGCTGTCTCGTCTGTCTGTTGAAGGCGCTCAACTATTTGCCACCACCAACCCTGACAGCCCACATCATTGGTTAAAGCGTGATTATATAGACAGGCGAAACCAATTAGACTGCATTGTTTACAACTTTGAGTTAGAAGATAATCCAAGTTTAGCAAAGTCTTACAAAGACAATCTAAAAAAAGAATACCAAGGTTTATATTACGATCGTTTTATATTAGGTTTATGGGTAGTTGCTGAGGGTGCTGTTTATGATTTCTTTGACAAATTAAGACATACTATTAAAGAGCCTCCTGGATACGGTGATAAATATATTGTTGGCGTAGATTACGGAACAACCAATCCAGCCGCTTTTGTAATGATAGGGCAAGCTAATCACACATATCCTAACATGTGGCTAGAAAAAGAATACTATTGGGATAGCAAAAAGGAATTAAGACAGAAAACAGATAGTGAATACGCTAAAGATTTAATAGACTTTTGCAGGGGTAAGAATATAGATACTATATATATAGATCCTTCCGCGGCTTCTTTTATTCGTGAATGTAACTACCAGGGATTATATAACATCACACCAGCAGATAACATGGTATTGAACGGAATAAGGCATGTAACTAATCTATTCGTAAACGGTACATTTAAGATTTGTAAAGACTGCACTGCAACAATAAAAGAAATGGAGTCGTATGTTTGGGACGATAAAGCAACATTAAGAGGCATTGACAAGCCTTCCAAAACTAATGATCACTGCCTGGACGCTCTTAGATACGGATTAATGCACTGGTATGAATATCCAGACAGTCCAAATAAACCTTATAATATTAATGAGCTTAACAGACGAAACAGAATGATAGTTTAAATTTTAAATTGTCATTTTTAAGATAAACATGTATACAAGACAATAGATTTAGATAACCAAGGTGTATACGATGGCGAGCGATATAGACAAAGTAAAAGACTTTAACGATCGATACGAGCATGGATTCGATTTCTGGCAGCCGTATTATATGCAGGCAGATGTAGACCAATCTTACTATCTTGGTAAGCAGTGGAGTAATGCTAATTTAGACTATCTTAAAAGGCAGAACCGTGAGGCATATGTTTTTAACGAGATAGCCAGAACAGTAAAGCAAATATCGGGACATCAACGCAGAAACAGAACTCAAGCAATGACAATTCCAGGCGGTGATGAAGATCAAGAAATATCCGATACAATCAATAAAGTTTTAGATTACGCTTTTGATAGATGCGGTGGTTATAATATTATCTCAGATGGTTTTGAACAAGGGGCTTTAATAACAGGGATCAATCTTGTGTCCACATATATAGACACTACCAAAGATAAGATTAACGGCGATATAGAGTATAACCGTATTCCATACAATGCTTTCATGTTAGACCCTGCTTTTTCATCTATAGACTTAAAAGATTGTAGCTATATTCTACGGCGTAGATATGTTGATAACAATACTGCTGCAATGTTATTACCAGAATTTAAGAACGATTTAATGGATATGGAGCCTGCAACATCTGGCGATGATAAGTTTCAATATATGACGCAATCACGCAACAACAAAGGCAGAAACAATCTATTAAGATACGATGAATATTGGGAGCGTACTACAAAACAAGGTTATATTTTAGTAGATAGATATAATCAAGAAATAAAGACATTAAAAGAAGCTACTACGGACTACATAAAATGGGTTAAAAAAACCTATCCTATGATAGATGTTAAAAAGATAGATATACCAACAGTAAGGCTTAATATAATGGTAGAAGGTGAGTTATTCTATAGCGAGAAAGCGCCTTATAAAGTTGACGACTATCCATTTACTCCTATTATCGGAATATATACCCCTGAATACTACGATTATGGCTATAAAATGCAGGGTATTGTTAGAAAGCTAAGGGATAGCCAGGAAGAACTAAACAAGATGGTTTCTAAGTCCTCAGACATAATGAAATCACAACTAAACTCAGGTTGGGAAGTAGAAGAAAACCAAGTTGTAAATCCTAATAGCTTATACGAAACAGGGCAAGGAATAGTCATCGAAAGGAGAAAGGGGACACCTCCACTTAATAGGCTTACAGCTCCAGAGATATCGCAGACATATCCGATAATGATACAAAACATGCAGAGAAACATTATAGAGCTTGCAGGAGGTAGCCAAGAGTTATTTGGTGTATCTAGTGCAGGTAATTCTCAGGTTAGCGGCACTCTATCAAAGCAAAGAGCAGGAAATGCCCTTACAGCATTCCAAGATTTATTTGACAACTGTTCTTTATCTCAAAAACTTATAGCTGAAAAGACTATCGATTTAGCATTAGCAAACTTTAGCATAGCCAAGATTAACCAAATATGTGATACACAGTTTCCCGAAGATATGGAGCTCGATAAAGACAAAATACTTTCTTTTGATATAGATGTGGTAGAAGGAACACAGACAAACAACCAAAAAGAATTAATGTTTTTACAGTTGCTAGAGTTACGCAATGCTGGGATAAATATACCAGATAAGTTAATGATCAAATATGCCCCAATAGCTAACAAAACAAACCTAATAAGCGACTTTAACGAGATTAACGAAGTAGAACAACAACAAGAACAAGAAGCTAAACAATTAGTTCAACAACAGCAAGAACTCAATATAAAACTAAACAATGCTAAGATTGTTTCGGATTTAAGTTTAGGAGAAGAAAGAAAAGCCAGAGCAAAAGCCGATATCGGATTATTACAAGAAAGAATGTCAGAAAGTGTTCAAAATCGTTCTCAAAGTGTTCTTGATAGCGTTAGAGCAGTAGCAGAAATAGCAGATATAAGACAAGATAGCTTAATAAAGGCTATTACATTTATTCAACAGATGGAAAAGCAGGCAGAAGAAGAAACAAGCCAAGCAACATTAGTTAATACAGTTATTGCAGAGCAAGAAAAACCAGAACAAGAATTTGTGGCATTAAACCAGATAACTCAACAACCTAATCAACAATAAGGCATTTATGGTATATCAAGAAATTGGAGAAACAAGAAATGCGTTAGGAAAAGACTTATCAGATAAACTTTATAAAGTTGTCGAAGAAGTAAGAGTTGAACAACCAACGCTTAAACATTATTTTGTAATATATTCAGCGAAGTTTGATAAGTTTCTTACAAACATAATAAGAGAAGGCTTCACGGTAGTTTCTCCTAATCGGATTAAAAATATACCTCCTATGCTAGGGGCTATATGTTGGGAAATTGATGAGATGGCTGGTAAGATAGAGACTCTCTATTGCCTACCTTTTGACCATAAAGCAAGCTATTCAGAACTTGTCAGCGATGAAATGGGCGGAATTATTCTAAAATAATATTTGCATTAAAATAATAACTTTAACTATAACGGAAATAGAAACAGGAAGTCGCTGTTTCATAACGCTTAAAATAGGACTCAAAACATGAGCGAAAAAATCGAGGAAACTCAAACGGTCGAAGAAACTCAGGTCGACGCTGGGAAAGAAAGCAATAGTCAGGATATTAACTGGGTTAAAGCAAATGCAACGATGTCAGAACAGGCTAACCAAGTTAAAGCTCTCTCGAAAGAGATAGAACAACTTAAGGAAGCCAAGAATGGATCGTTCAGTGGTCGTGATGATGAGGATTTAATCACTGTTAAAGACTTAAAAGACTCTTTTGCAGAAAAGGATAAATCATATCAAAACGAGATAGCTGAATTGCGTGTGCAGGCTCAACATCCAGATTATAGCGAAGTATTAGACAAATATGGAAAAACACTTCCCAAGGAAGCGTTAGAGACTATTAAATATTCTCCAGACCCATATAAGTTTGCTTATATACTTTGCAAGCAAAGCCCAGCATACATAAAAGACCAGATGAGTGGCAAGACCTTCAAAGATGCGGAAAAAATCGATGAAAATCTTAAAAAGCCTGGTAATCCAGCAAAAGCTGGGAGCAGTGGATTGTTAAGCAATATATCTAAGTATTCAAATATGTCAGGAGAGGAGATTTTAGCTTTAAATGCTAAATTTAGGAAGTAATAAACAAAAGGTTTATTATGACTCAAATGACAACATCAGGCAATGTTCCAGCAGCTGTCAATAACTATTATGACAAAGTGTTGCTAGAGCGTGCCAAGCAAGAATTGATTTTCTCAATACCTGCTCAAAAAAGAAATATCCCTGCTAACAGCAGTGATTACATGAAATTTCGTAGATATAGCAACTTAGCTACAGCGACAACTCCATTGACAGAAGGTGTTACACCTACTGGAAAAGTTGCTTCTGTTACTGATATCAGAGTTCAACTTAAGCAGTACGGTGATTTTATAACTGTTACTGATAAAATTCAGTATATCATAGAAGATAGTATTCTTAATGAAAACGCTGATGTCCTAGGACAGCAAATGGGTGAGACTCGTGACGAATTAGTTCGAGATGTTCTTAACTCTACTGCTTCGGTATATAATTGTACTAAAGGTTCTAATGGTGGCACTCCAACAGAGATAACAGCTAGTGACATCGCTATTGTTGTTGCTCGCCTTCGTAGCAACGATGCTAAGATGTTTACTCCTGATATAGGCGGTTCAACAAACTTTGGAACTAGTCCTTTGGAAAAGGCTTTCTGGGTACTTGGTCATACTGATTTAATACCTGATCTAAGAGATGTTACTGGATTTACTCCTGTAGCAGGTTACGGACAGAAAGTTGCAATCCAAGGAGAAGAGTGTTCTATTGGTAATAGTCGTTGGTTATTGACTAGTGCTGGAATTGAAGCTTCTGGAACTTATAGTTCTATCATGTGCGGAAAGAATGCGTATGCTATTTCTGAACTTGCTGAGGGCGTAAGCTCGATGATTTTCCAAGAGCCTACTGATCCTTTGAAGCAAAGAAGTACACAAGGTTGGAAGGATTTCTTTGCTGCAGTTTTACTAAACGAAAACTGGTTATGCAAAATTAACTCAACACTAGCTTCGGCATAAGGAGAATAAATTATGATGCACCAATTTTATAGATTAACATCAGGTGGAGCAGCTTACGATTTAAAAATCGGTTTTGAGCCTTCAAAGGTTATTGTTTTTAATAAAACAAAATGGGCAAGTGATGGAACAGTTGCTAAAAGTATTTATCATAAAGGTGATACTTCTGATTACGCATACAATGAAATTGCTGATGACACAGGAATAAATCGTTCTATTTCTACATCTAACGGTTTCAAATTTGAAGCAAGTTCAACATCTGGAAGAGCTAAGTCGGCAATAAGTGCCTTCACAGAAGCAAATCCTGGCGTTGGAACAGTTGCTAGTACAGCTAGTTTCACTACTGGAGATACTATTAAAATCTTCGGTGTTGCTGGTATGACTGAGCTTAATAACAACACATATGAGATCGTTGTTATTAACTCTACTACCTTTAGCTTGAAAGATTTGGCTACTGGAGTTGCTGTTGATACAACAGATTTCACAACTTATGTTGCTGGAACTATTGACTATCTTGTAAATCTATCAGACGATCAAGGTACAACAGGAGCATATACTATGACGCTTGGTACTGATATTATCGGTTCAAACAGTGATGTTATTATTGTTGAAGCCATTCCTGGTGAGTTTTATCAGGATTTAGGAGATATTGGTTAATATTAGCTGATATCGAAGTAGATAAGAGGGTAGGCTTTTAAATAGGTCTACCTTTTTTTGTTTGTTATCTATTTGCAAATAATAAGATAAGAAGATATATTAAAATTTAAATTTAACTACATGAGGTTTGCATGCCTAAGAAAGCAGTATCAAGCGAAGATAAAATAAATATCTTAGAAGAACAGATAGCTAAATTAACAGCTATGATGGAAGCAAAGCCAGAGCCTAAGAAGGAAGAAGAACCTAAAAAGCACGAACCTAAAGAGGTAACATATTACAAGTTTAAGTTTAACAATCTTGGAGACCCTGGTCAAAACCTACAGTTTAACTATAATACTAAATACTACGAACTACTAGATGGGTGCGAAGTTACACTTAATAAAAATATAGTTGAACATCTTAATGGTATACAGAGACGAGTATCAACAAATATCTGTAAAGAACAGGGCGTAAAAGAATATACTTATAAAAACCGTTTCTTATGCCAAATATTATCAGAAGAAACTAAGGTAGAATAATGTCACTAGGATTATGGACTCTAATATATATCAGAGAAAAGATAAAAAAGCTTACAGCTACAGATTTAACAGATGCTGAAATTGATATCTGTATAAATAGATATTATCAAATCATATTCCCTATGGAGTTAAGACCTTTAGAGTTACAAACATGGTTTGAAGCTGATTTAACAGCAGGAACAAGTGAATATACTCTAGCTAGTCTAAGCTTTGATGATAGTTATCTTACATTAGACAATCCATGTTATATAAGTGATATTCCGATGATATTAAGTCTTGATCCTTCAACTTTTTATGCTAAATATCCGCAAGACCAAACATATGACAATGGCTGTCCTTCTGATATTCTTTTATATGATAATAAACTTACATTTATGCAGCCACCTAGTTCGGACTATTTAGAATTTAAAGCTTCTGCATGGACTAGACCATCTGCTTTAGATAATGATTCTGATACCCCTATTCGTGAAGAATGGGGTTCTATAATTGCATATGGTTCTAGCCTTGAAGTATTAGAAGATACAGGAGACTTTCAAACTCTACAATTACTAATGCCTATGTATGAGGAAAAGAAAATAGTAATTTCTAGAAAAAGAAGCCAACAATTTTATAAAAGACGAAGTATACCATCATTTTAAGGAGATATTATGACTTGGGACAAAACAAAACCAACTAATTCAACAAAACTAGGTTCTTTGTCCGCAGAAATACGGAATAACTGGGATGCTTTAGAAGATAATATAAAAGTTGACCATTACGAAATGGGTGATACCGATGACGGCAAACATCGCAAGGTAACTCTAAAAGCTACTACAAATCCTACAGCAGTAGCAGATAATGATATTATATTTTCAAAAGATGTCGCAAATCCGTCAGGCTCAACGAAACCTGAATTACATATTATTGATGAAGATTCAAATGTTATACAGCTTACAGAAGAGGGAGAGGTTCTAGCAAATAGACTTAAAGCTGTTAGTAGTACAGAATTAGAGTTAACAGCAGCTGATGGAGAAGATGTAGAGATTGTATTGGGTGATTCTGCAGGTTCTAATAAAGTATCAATAAAAAGTGCTTCATATACTATATCAGCAGCAACAAAAGCTAATCCATGTAAAATAACTGCTACTGCACATGATTTATCAACCGCAGATGTTGTAAGGATTGTAAATGTAGAAGGCATGGTAGAATTAAACAATGCTAATTACACTATAACAAAAGTAGACGCTAACAATTTTACTTTAGATAGTACTGATTCATCATTATATACAACATACACATCTGGCGGTGCTTTTTGTGTTGAA